TTTTCCAACTCTCCCTAACAGGGCCTTGTTCGACAACTTCACAGACACTATTAGGAAACCGTGTATCATTGACACGATTTAATACAACAGCAGATACAGCAAAAAGACCAGCAGTCCCTTGACTTCTGGCTTCATAATACATGTTAAGTGCAAGACATTCTGGAGCTCTATCTGTAATTTGTTGTGCTTGAATATCAGCAGTTGAAATAACTGCTGCCAAAATTATTTCAACAAGCGCCATCATGCGTCCTCTTTCATATCTTCACGATCAAAATTCATATTTTCACAATACCGAATAAACAAACCTAACTGTTTGCCATAGGCTTCTATCTCCCAAGGTTGATCCCAATATTCAAGTGAATCAAGATGAACTTTTTCACCCTTAAACCGAACCATCCCGATAGTATTCACATACTCATACATCTCATCTTTTGCCCACTGTTTAACGTGAACCATTTCATGAGCAAGAGTAAGCAGAATGTTCCGAACCTTTACGGTAGAATCAATCTCAACAATAAATTCTCTGGGACGATAGCTATCGTCTTCCCAAACAGCACTACCTTCAAGGCCTTCCTTGGAAAGAAGATTTCTCTTGAGATTTACGGTAATTTTTAGATTTTCCGTAAGTCTCTTACCCATCAACTTCTCAGCATAGAACCGAGTAGCTGATTCAACCAACTTACGAATTGCCTTATTGGAACCTTTAACGTGAAGAATCATAATTGCCTTAAATTATTAAAGATACAGGGGTCCGGTCCAGTCGATAGGATATCCACCATCAAGAATGTTTCCCCTCGCAGCGTTCCGAGCAGGAGCAGCCCAACCAGCGGGCTTCAGAATATCACCCTTCTTGAACTTCTTGTCATTCTCAGTTTTGACGATGAAGGAAGACACCTCGCCACCATTCGATGTACAAACCTTGATGTATTTGGAACCAACCGTGAACGACAGTCCATCTTTGAACCTAGCGTTCATCTCAATCCGTCGATTTTCAACAGGGGGCATGAAACCACTGTAATCATCAACCATAGCCTGCATCAGGATGTCAATACCCTCTTCAAGGGTATCTGATCTCTTCACTACATTAACGGTCATATTTCTCTTCCTTCTTCAATTTATACCTAAGTATAGACCATAAACCAGTATATGTCAAGGAAAATCGTAGCCGCTAAGTCATTGATTCTAAACGATTTTTTAAAAAAGTTCGATAAATGGCATTATTCGTATATCCTATTATGTGTATTATTTACTTTAACAAATGTAGTGCATTTTGGCAAGTCTTTTAATCGTTTTGCTCCAACATAAGTGCAAGCAGACCTAATACCGCCCAGAATATCACTAGCAGTATGTTCAACAGAGCCACGGTAAGGAACGGTAACTGTCTTACCTTCTTCTCCTCTGTATTCTCTGTTGGAATGGCCATGCTTATCCATTGCAGTCTTGGACGCCATTCCATAGAACTCCATACCGATTGGTTCTGGATTATCATCTTCAAACACCAACTTGCCATCACATTCTTCATGACCAGCAAGCATACCACCAATCATAACAAAGTCAGCTCCAGCAGCAAAGGCCTTTACCATATCACCAGATGAATTACAACCACCATCTGCAATGATATGTCCACCAATACCATGTGCAGCATCAGCACATTCAATTACAGCACTCAATTGTGGATATCCTATTCCAGTTTTAATACGAGTAGTACATACACTACCACCACCAATACCTACTTTAACAATATCAGCACCAGCAAGAATAAGCTCTGCTGTCATATCAGCAGTAACTACATTACCTGCAATAATGGTTGCATTATTTCCAAGATGACTTCTCAGAAGCTTAATTGATTCAACAAAATTGATTGTATATCCATTGGCTACATCTAATCCAACAAATACAATCTCAGGAAAAGTATTTGCAACACCTACAATTTCTAAAATCTCTTCATTGGATATACCAGACATTACACAGAGATTGTTTTTACGTTCTACTTGATTCCATTTTTTACCATTTGTATTGTAATGTCTGGCAATACAAGTCACCATACCAGATTGACTTAACTTTTTATGCATTTCAAATGTGCCAGTGGTATCCATATTACTAGCCATAATAGGAACGCCAGTCCATTCTTTACCACTATGATAAAATGTATATGTTCTTTCTAGGTCAACATCAAATCTGGATGTAAGAGTTGACCTTTTAGGACGAATCAATACATCAGAATAATCTAGTTTGATATCGTCTTCAATTATCACCCGTTTGCTCCCCCAGGCGTTTGAGGATAAACATGATGATCATCAACCATATACTCATCATTCCAATTAAATGCCTCCTTGACCACAGGAGCAGAGAGGCCCTTATACATTTGATGCAATTTCTTGTCCTTTGCAGCCACCAGAAGTGCTGCTTCACTCTCATGAAGACCTTCTAATAGTTGAACGAACATTGATTCCCGCTTGTTCTGATTAATTTGATTATCACCACCACGAATGAAATGATACAACTTGCGAGACTCATAGGACAGAGAAGAATGCTCTGTGCCTTCTGGAGCGTCATTGCGAGTATAAGGAACATCACCATCTGGTAACGCCCATTCAATCTTCGGATCAAAGGAAGACTTGATAACCATTCTCAAAGATTGATGATCATTCTCCCTTAGAATATTAACCTTATCTTTCTTAGTCTTGACTTTTGAAACCTTTTCCAAGATTTCTGAAATTAATAAATTCATTTTAAAATTCTCCTATAAATTCAGTGAGATTTCTCAATCTCTTTTGTATGAAATAATTTAGTAGTTTGCTACGATCACCATATGGAGCTTCCTTATATGTATTAATTATCTCTGAAGACAGCTCTTCTGGTGTGTATGTCAAATCAATCAATTTGCGATTTCTTTGATAGTTTCTTTTCACTTCATCGTTGGGCGCAACATCTTCGAAGTCATGTTCCAACCATGAAGCAATTTTCTTTTTAGTTAATGGTTTTTGTCGTAGGCCTTCAGTAAATGTATTATCGGGAGACAAAACATTTGGAACACCATCACTAGTGTCACCTTTAAAAATATGTTCTTTAAGATACTCGTCAGGATTTTCGCCATTTACTTTTTTCTTAGTGATCGGACTATACTGTTTTACATTAGGAAATCTTTGAAGTTGAATGAAATCCTTGTCTCCAGAAAGTATCATGATCTCTTCTGAATATTCCGAACAAAGAACACCGATAATATCATCAGCCTCTGCACCATATATTTCTATAAACTTATATGGCATATTATTTCTAAGCTCATCTCTTATCTCATTAAGACATGAAAAAATTGCGTTCCAATCGTGTGTGGATTTTTCTCTACTCTTTCTCCTTGAAAATTTATATTCTGGAAAATAGTCACGCCTCCAATAATGCTTGGAATCATAACACAAAACCAACTCTCCAAATTCAGATGAAAATTTGGTACGATACATACGCAAAGAATTGAGAATCATATGTCTTACCATATTCTCATCAATCTCTTTAGACTTATTCATATTTAAATGCATCATCATACTTGCTAAAGAAATCTGATTCATATCAACTAATATCATTCTGGCACAAACATATGAGCATTAAAACTCATACTCCTTCTTTCACCTTCACTTTTAAAGGGATATACAAAATGTTTTAACCATGAAGGAAATACCAACATCTTTCCCACCTCTGGTTTAAACTTCAAATTGTCACTTCTAAATACTTGGTTCTCACCAAACATAAATTCTATTAATCCATTTGCTGGATAGTGGTCCTCAAAATCTTTTTCTATTTCTTTGTGCATGTTAGGTGGCAATTTAAGATAGACAACTGATGAGAAATCACCAGTATGATGATGCCAAGGATTATATTCTCCGGCATATTGACTGACTACCCAGCTTTGAGTTAGATGAATGTTATCTAAAGTTGGAGTTGCATTACCAGCAATTTTCTTCCATGAATGATGAGTACCTTGATTTATAGATTCTTTTAGATAATTCAAACATGCAGACTTCATTACATTTAAGAGAAACTCTTTATTGTCTTTACCTTTTATGGGGATTTGAACTTCTTTATGTACCTTGCCGACCAGCTTGTGTGACCAATCCCATTCCACACTTGCAGCTTTATTATCAAGCACCTCGTCAGCAGTATTATTGATTGTGTCAATAAATTTCTTAGGAGCCACGGTTTCCATAATTGTAGGACTAAATGGTCTATGAAATTTCGGGATCGTTGTCATCATCATCCTCTAAATCTTTATTAGTCTCAATAAATTTTTCTAACATACCTAACATATTTAAATCAATCTGGCCATGAATAGTGTCATCATTTTCATCAATATCAACATCTACTAGAGCTTCAAGAAATCCATGTGTTAGATGGGGAATACCCATACTTCTATATATACTTCCTTTTGTCAGTTCAATTATTAGTCCTAAATCACGAATAAAAGATGGCTTTGAAACATCAACACCATTTTCACTCAACATCTGAACCATATGAATAATCAGGCTTTGATTAAGCTCTTCAGCAAATTCCATGTTTTCTTGTAATTCAAGAGCGTCCTCGTCAGGAATTTTAACCTTTTTTTTAGACTTTGGCCAAGGGCCCTGTATCACGTTTTTAGTTTCCTTTGCGTTTCCGTTTTTCTGGTCCGACATTAGAAATTCCTCTCTCTTCATTAAACATTTCTTGAGTATATACACAACCCATATCTGGATAAAAAACACCTACATTTCTTTTAGGGGTTCCATCATTATAAAATGCCATTGCAACACAACGGTATCTAATTTTACTCTGTTGATGCTCACCATAAAAATTATCAATCCATTCACCATCTTTAAGATATTTTTGCATATTCCTTATATATCCTTCATGACTGGCTAATTGTGCTTCTGCTCCCTTCATTTTTTGTCTTACAGCACTTCTTGCTGAACTTGCAAGGTCTTTTTGAGTCTTAATCCAACTCTTAATTTTTTTAGGGTTCAGTGCATGATCTTCTGGTAAGTTCTTAATTGAATCATGAAATCCTGATTTACCATAGTCAGGATTTGTTTCTGCACGTTTTTCTCTCGCCTTTTCCAAACGTGCCGCAGCTGCTTCACGTTGATCCTCAGTCATTGGTTTACGTTTCTTACGAACCTTTGGTGCTTTCCAATTACTGTTATCAGTCTCAACAGCAATTTTCTTCTTCCTGGCCATTTTAGCTTCCTGTTTCTTCTCTACGTTTTTGCTGGTCCTTTTTATATCTACGAATACCAGCTGCTTTGGCACGGCGACGTTTTTCACCCTTTGCTACAAAATGTTCTCGTTCTCTTAGTTCATTGAACATTCCATCCAACATCAACTTCTTCTTTAGAATTCTCAATGCCTGCTCGACATTGTTATTTCTTACATCAACTCTCATCTTCCAATATCCTTTATGTCACTCTTACTTATTACTTGATACGGACCTTTATTATAGGCCGGGGCAATAGTAAAATTGTGTGGAATTAATTCTTTCTTCGGTGCAACACCCACTGGTATGTCATTCGACAAGGGGATTTGGTCGGAGTGAGAAGATTCGAACTTCTGACCCTCTGCTCCCAAAGCAGATGCGCTACCAGGCTGCGCTACACTCCGTAAATGGTGGAGTCGAGCGGGATCGAACCGCTGACCTGATGCTTGCAAAGCACCCGCTCTCCCAACTGAGCTACGACCCCCTAGTCCCATCTTTTTTAGAAATTTTGCGTGTTGACGCTCTGCCTCTAGGACAGAGGCCGACTTCTTTTTCTGTTTGCGCTTGCGAGTATTCGTAGTCGAATAATACACAGGCAATAAATGCATACCGCTCATAATTATAACTATATACTAATTTTTAGGATTTGTCAAGGAACATTATTTTACCAACTAGCCCTTTTAACCATTCGACACCCATAAATCATTTCGGTGTAATAATCACCATAATGGTCTTGTATCGTGTGAGGCCATGTTTTACAGACCTCAACCCAATTATACCGAGGCGGATGAGTGTATCGACGATGGTGGTGGTGTTTATGATGATTATTGGCATTGGCAATTATTATACCGAATATTGTGCCGAAGATGACAGGGCCAACCCAATCGTTGTCTGCTTTTGCCACAGTAGGTGACATTAACATTACTGCCAAAGCAGTACCAATTAATAATTTCTTCATA